GGCTTGCAGATTCCGTCACAGAACCGACCGGTTAGGTTTGCGCACGATCCGAATCAAGGTGTCGGCCATACGGAGAGTATTGTGGTGGACAACGGCCGACTAATTGCCACTGGTGTCATCTCGCGTGATACGCCGATTGCACGCGAGATTATTGCCAGTGCCAAACGTGGTTTTCCGTGGCAGGCGTCCATTTCAGTAAGCGTGCTGGACTATGAGAATATCAAGGCCGGGCAAAAAATGGTCGTCAACAATCGCACCATCGAGGGCCCGGCCTATGTGATCACAAAGAGCGTGCTAGGAGAGATTAGCTTCGTGGACTTAGGCGCCGACGACGCGACCAGCGCACGTGTCGCGGCCAGCGCCGACAACGAAGGAGACCAAGGTATGGTGGATGATCAGAAGCCAGCCGATGAACAAAAGGAGGTCAACTCTATGAGCAAACCTCACGAGATTCAGGCTGAACTCGAGCGCGTCTCGGCCATTCGCAAGATTTGCGGTGGCAAACATTTTGACATTGAAGAGAAAGCCATTGCGGAGGGCTGGGACGTGCGCCGCACGATGCTCGAAGTGATCAGAGCTGAACGGCCTGATCCACGCGTCGGCAATCGTGTGTTCAACACGTCCAAGCACCTGACTAGCGACGTGCTGGCCGCGGCCGTGGCGCTCGCCGGGAAACTTCAGAAACCGGAGCGCTATTTCGACGAACAGACGTTGGAGTTGGCTAGTAAATACTTCAGACACGGAATTGGTTTACAGCAGCTTATCCTTGAAGCTGCCTGGGCGAATGGTTATGCCGAGCGCACCACACGCGTAACGCGTGAAGCGCTGAGATACGCGTTTATGCCGTCTGTCGAGGCGAGTTGGAGCACAATCGATATCTCAGGCATACTCAGCGGTACCGCAAACAAATTCCTGTTGGACGGCTGGAAGTCGGTGGAAGACACCTGGCGCGCGATTGCTGCTATCACTAACGTCGTGGATTTCAAAACTGTAACGCGCTATCGGCTAACCGTTGGCGCTGTTTATGAGAAGGTTCCTCCTGGTGGCGAACTCAAGCATGGTACACTCGGCGAGGAAGCCTTCACGATCAAGGCCGACACGTACGGCCTGATGCTGGCCATCGATCGTCAGACCATCGTCAACGACGATCTTGGCGCCATCACCGACGTGCCACGGCAGCTTGGCCGTGCCGCAGCGCTCAAACTCAATGACGTATTTTGGACCACGTTCCTCGACAACGCGAGCTTCTTCACCACTGCAAACAAGAACCTCTTGACCGGTGCATCGAGCGCACTGTCGATCGACGCGCTGGATGCGGCTGAAGTATTGTTCCGCAGCCAAACCGATCCAACTGGTCATCCTGTCGGCGTGATGCCACGGGTACTGCTGGTGCCGCCGCAACTGAATGCCAAGGCGTCGCAGATTTACAACTCTGCCGAGATTCGTGATACAACCGGCAACACGAAGTATGCTGTGAGCAACCCGTTCCAAGGTCGGTTTGCTGTGCACGTCAGTGCATACCTCAGCAACACCAAGTATCCTGGCGCTTCGGCAAAGGCGTGGTATCTCCTTGCCGATCCGGCTGACTTGGCTGTGATTGAGGTCGCGTTCTTGAACGGTCAGGAAAGTCCGACGATCGAGACGGCTGACGCTGACTTCAATACGCTCGGCATTCAGATGCGCGGCTATCACGACTTCGGCGTGGCGCTGCGCGATTGGCGTGCTGGCGTGAAGGCAACGGGTGAATAAGAGCACTAAGGAGGTAGCAAATGGCTGAAGCGATTTACAAGCATGAAGGCGACCACATTGACTACGTGCCTGCCGCCGACGTGGCAGCTGGCCAGGTGGTAGTCATTGGCGAGCTGGTTGGCGTGGCGCATGCGCCCATCGCTGCTGGCGAACTCGGTGCGCTGACGGTACGCGGCGTATTCGCATTCGCTAAAGCCACAGGCGGCGGCACGGCAATCGCCGCAGGTGCCAAGGTGTACTGGAACGACACGGACAACGTGGCGACGACTTCCGAGGCGGGTAACAAGTACCTGGGCAAGGCCGTCGCGGCTGCGTCGGATAGTGATGACCGCGTGCTCGTGCTGTTACAGCCATGACAGACGAAATCGAGCTGGCCAGTAAAGAACTGAACGCGACACTCCGCGAACACGCGAGCCAGCTGGTCACATACCAACGCGGTGCTAACAGCGTAACGCTGCCAGCTCGCGTGACACGGACAGTGATGAAGTTCACGGATCCGGTGACAGGTAACCTACGTGTCGAATGGACAGACCGAGACTTCATCATTGACGCTGCCGATTTGGTCATTGCAGCTGTGCCGACGCGGCCACGGCGCGGCGACATCATCCGCGAAGCGCGTGATGGCAAAATCTATGTGTACGAGGTGCTAGCGCCCGGCAACGAACCGGAATGGCGCTGGAACGATGCCTATCAGCAAACGTACCGAGTTCACTGCAAACTCGTGCGCGTGGAATGATGAATGCCTGCAAGAATCATCGAGCTGGCCGACAGCGTAGCAGCTGCATTGAACGCGGCAACGTTCAGTCAGTCATTCACTGCTGAACGGCTATACCTGCCGCGGTTTGAGGCTGAAGAACTTGAACAGCTACGCGTCAGTGTTGTGCCAGCGGGCGCTAAGGCAATCAACCTAGCACGTGCGCAACAGCAGATTGAATATACCATCGTGGTTGTCATTGCTAAGCGCATCACAGCTGAACCGACAGCTATGGATGCGCTCATTCAGCTAGCCGAGGAGATAGCAGACCACTTCAGCGCAAACCGGGCAATCGGCAATTACACGTGCAAGGACATTCAGATCGATCCAATCTACTCTCCCGACCACGTGCTGCAATACAGCGTCTTTACGTGTGCAATTGAACTGACATTCGAGGCGTGGCCATGATAGCTCTGGACTGGTATCGCGACTTACAGAACTTCAAGGCTGGATTCTTTGACCGCGATCCAGTCCGCGCGTATTTGATTCGGCTGATTGGTCGTGCTAACTATCGCGGGCTGTATCGGCTCGCAATGGCTATCCGCAAACATGCACAATTTTCAATCCGAGAACGGAAGGGCACCTCGAAACCGGGACAGCCGCCATACTCGCATTTGGGGTTACTAAAAGAACACATCTACGCGGCATTCGACGTAAGAACAAATACCGCCGTCGTCGGGCCGATGTTACTCAACTACGTCAGGAGTGCTGACAAACCGAAACCGACGATGGTCCTTGAGTACGGTGGATGGACATTCTTGCGCCGCGCGCGTGGTAATCGCGTATATGAGCGGCGCATCTATATCGAAGCGCGGCCTTACATGAGGCCAGCCATGGAAAAAGAGATCGCGAAAGCGCCGTCTTATTGGCGCGACGCGATTAAATACGCGGCAATGGGAGGCACCAGATAAAGGAGGCTAAGCTATGCCAGCAACGCTAGGACTAAACTGCACGCTAACCGTCGGCGGGACAGCTGTGAACGGCGCCAAAGACGTCACCGTCAACTTAGAAGGTTCTGAAGTTGACGTGACGCCGCGTGGCGCTGAGTGGAAGCAGACTCAATTGGCGCTGAAAGAAGCCACTATCGAAGCTGAGATTCACGACATTGGCGATGCGGGCACTAGTGGCGCCATAGGTAATATTCTGTCAGCATATGCCAGCGGATCGACGATTAGTGTCTCAGCCAGTGCTGGCGGACACACGATTTCTGGCTCGTTTTATGTTACCAAAGTGTCGCGCAAGGAACCGTTGGAGGATGTGGTATCCTACTCTGTCACGTTCAAGAGTGCTGGGGCCATCACTGTGGGTGGCGGCGGTGGCGGCGACGGCGGCGGGTCTTAGTCCTAAGCTGTAACAAACGGAAAGGGAGAATGGCAATGCTTCGCGCGATTCTAATTGCAGCTGCGGTGGCTTTCGCGGTTATGAGTAGCTGCGCTGCCTACACAGAGCAGCGCATAACGGCTACGGCACCAAACGAGCAATGCCTGCCGAACCGACCTTGCCCGACACCAGCTCCGAATGCGCCTAACGATGTCGGGCAGTCGAGTCAAATTCTGGACGTGCTCAAGGCATTGCTAACGGGTCAGGACAAACTCTCGCAGGCCATCGAGCGCCTAAATTCCGCGCTCTACTACCAAGGTGTCAAGGATGGCGCGCTAGGCTGCGGGTTGTGCCTGGTCGTCTTGTACTTGCTCTTTATTCACAAGAAGCACCAACAACCATGAGGACTCAGCTGCTAAGCGCGCTTCTCAGCTGCGCTCTAGTCGGCGCGACTATCAACGGCAACCGTGCGCCCGATGGTCGCGAGATTCATTGCGATTTTCCTAGCGAACTCCATCGCCGCAACACGACTTCGCGCGGCCAGGGGTGCTGCGTTTGGACTTCTATACATCACGCAGCTGTATGGCAAAACGAACCTGCCTACCAGGAAGCGCCGCGGTGGATTCAAGAACGCGGCATACCGGGCGGAGCGTATTCGGGTTCAGTTGAACGCTACTTGCCGGAGATGGCCCGTTCTCGCGGATATAGCGAGCCGCCCGCGTTTATCAACTACGAAGGCAACAATCTAGAACTATTACGCGCCGCGTGCGCTGGAGGCCGCATGCCAGCTGTTACTTACTGTTACAGTCCCAGCGGCCGCTACGGCGGCAAGACAATAGCGCACATGGTGTCGCTATTGCATCTAGACGATAAGTATGCCGCGATACTGGACAACAACTTTCCAGGTGCAAATTCAATCGAATGGCTGACGATTGACGAGTTCAGGAAGACCTACACCGGCCTCGGTGGAGGCTGGGCTGTGATTCTGCTAGCACCACCACCTCCACCACCACCAAAGAATTGACAATGCTATGCTGACAGTACTGGTATTAGCCTACACACTCGCACAGAACGATACACGTGATTACGCTGTGTTCCAGGTGCGCTATGCACCTGCCGACGCTGTTTTGCTCGTCGAAGGCAAACCGATCCGAACGGCTGCTAACGGCAGTGCAATCATCAAAACACCATTACTTGCTATTGACAGTCAATACGAATACCAATTTGAGCTGCAATGGAATGGATACAGGAAGGCATGGAACGTGTCTTTTGAGCCAGGCAAAACTTACACATTAGATTTGAACCTGGAAGTTCCAGGGGTTGCCGAATCAGACGGCACTGTCAACTTCGGTATAGATAGAAGCAAATTGGAGCGGCAGCCACGCGAGCGCGTTACCTTGCAAGGCCGCGACATTGACGTGAATGAGGCCATCAGGCTACTCGACACGAACAAACTGCGCCTGACCGTGATCGGCAGCAAAGAGGCAATCGAGCGTGTCAAACGCGACTTGGAAGGTCCATTACGTGAATTGGCTAAAGACTTCCTGATACAGTATTATGAGCCGTCGAATTGGGCCGTCCGCGACGTAGGATTCAAGACGGACGGCAATCCGGTCATCTACGTGCAGACGCCGGACGGTCGCGTCCTGCATCGGCAGGACGATTACAAGGACGGCGCTGATGGGCTGCGTAAGGTGCTGACGGCTGTGCGTAAACCTGACCCGAATTACAGGCCAGAACGTGACCCGGACCTGCGCAAAGATTCTGCAAGCTACCTAGTGTACGTGGCTATAGCCATTGCAGTACTGCTGGTGCTGCAAGCCAGAAGGAGTTAGCAATGGACCTGCAAGGAATACCGACTGCCGTGTGGATTGGTGTGGCCGTTGTTGCGGTGATGGTGCTCAACAGCAAAGGTCTGTTGAAGCTGCCGAACGTGGACCTGAGCGGTGGACTACTCAAACCACTCGAAGGCTACAAAACTAAGATAGCTGCTATCCTAATTGCAGTGCTAGCAGCCAACGAGTACGCGCATTTTCTACCTGACCAGTATGTGAATATAATTCTTTACGTAGCAGGCGCTCTCGGCCTGTATGGTCTCCGAGATGCGCTTGACCGTATGCGGCCGGCATTGCCACAGCACCAACCACAGCCACAGACTCAGCCAACACAACAAAATACGCAGCAAGCAAGCTAAGATATGCATGTCTTCACAGATGCGACAGGCCGTAACTGGACAATCACAATCAATGTTGCAGCGCTAAAGAAGGTCAAAGCGCTGGTCGGTGTAAATCTGCTCGAACTGTTGGACAACAATCTGGAAGGACTGAGTGAATTACTATCCGACGTAGTGAAGTTGGTTGACATCCTGTACGTATTGTGCAAGGACCAGGCTGACGCGCTTGGTGTATCAGACGAAGACTTCGGCCGCGCGCTTGGTGGTGACTCGTTGGAACAGGCCGTCGACGCGTTCTTGGAGGAGTTGGTAGATTTTTTCCCAAACCGTCGAGCGCGGGAAGCGCTCAGGAAGATGCTCAGCAAAGGCAAGACGATAACGGAGAAGGCGATGCAGCAGGCGCTCGAGAAAATAGAACAGATCGACATCGAAAACGAAGTGAAGAAGTTACTGAACTCATCTGGCACTGCGCCGGCATCGTAGGAGTTGATCCTTCTCCGTTCACGCTTGCCGAACTACTGATGATGGCTGAAGGCAAGAACAAACTGCTATGGTGCCACACGTCAAGCCTGATGGCACTAATAGCGAATTGCCATCGCGACCCGAAAAAGACTAGTCCCTATAAGCCAGACGATTTCAACCCGTACGCTAAGCGCGACGAAGGCAAGCCCATAACGCGGGAAGAGGCAGCGGAGCTAGCGAAACAATGGCAACAGCAGGCGCAATCCGAGCAGGAGCAGCGTATGTCGAGTTATTCGTAAAAAACAACGTAGCCCGCGGGTTAGACGCCGCGGCGGCTAAGGTTCGTGCGTTCGCGGCGGGTATTAGCGCAGTCGGTAGGCAGTTATTTGCGGTTGGTACTGGTATCATCGCAAGCGCATTTGGCGCGCTGAAGGTGTACAGCGACTTTGGCAGTCGGCTACTTGACGTAGCCAGTCGTTCGGGAATTTCTGTTGAAGCGCTATCAGGATTGCAATACGCTGCGGAACAAACCGGTGCTAGCGGTGAGGACGTCGAAAAAGCATTGCGTAACATGACCACTGTTATCATCGAAGCGGCCCGCGGCAGTGCCAATGCGCAGCTGACGTTGGCGCGGTTAGGGATAACAATTCAGCAACTGAACGGTCTTCGTCCCGAGGAGCAGTTTGCATTGTTTGCTGATGCGCTGGCTAAAGTTGAGAACGTGCAAGTACGTGCGGTGTTGGCAATGGAGCTGTTTGGCAACAAGATAGGAACAAAACTTTTGCCTATGTTAGAAGGCGGCTCGCAAGGACTCAAACAGTTCCAAGCCGAAGCGTTCCGCCTCGGACGTATCATGAGTACCGAGGACGCGAAGGCTGCGCATGAGTTCGGAGATGCTCTTACGCGGTTGTGGACTGCTATCAAGATGTCGGTTGTGCAGATCGGCGCTAGCCTGTCGCCAGCTGCGCTGCGGATTGCCGACATGATTACGAACGTTGTCGCGCGTGTTCGTGAATGGATTGAAGCGAATAGAAACGTAGTTATCGTGGTGGCAGCGGCAGCTGCGGCGCTGACGGGTTTAGGCATCGCGTTTATGGTTTTGGGGCCAGCCATTGCTGGACTTAGTGTTGTCATCAAAATGTTTTCGACAACCATGACGTTAGCTGCGACTGCCATCAAAGTCGCTGGTACGACGCTGGCATTCTTCCTCAGTCCGACAGGGCTGATTGTCGCGGGTTTGGTTGCTGGTGCTGCGGCATTCGTGTACTTTAGCGGCGTCGGCCAAACTGCGCTTCGCGGTCTGCAGGCAGGATTCTTGCAACTTCAGGAGATTGGCGTTACGGCATTCGCTGGCATTAGAGATGCCATTGCCGCTGGAGACTGGCAAGGAGCTGCCGAAATCGCTTGGTTAGCAATCAAGGCGGCCTGGTACACCGGCGTCGCGTGGATAAAGTCGGTCTGGCGTGAAGGCACGACGTGGCTGATGGAGAAATGGGACGACATAACGTTTGGAATTGCCGAAGCGTTTAATTCAGCAATTGCACTCATACAAGGAGCGTGGGCAGCTGGCACAGCATTCATCGGGGACGTGTGGGACTCCGTTGTGACGAATCTGAAGGTAGCATTGAACCACTTCGTTGCGTTTGTGCAGCGTGTTTGGGCACGCGTCAAAAACGTGTTCAATCAAGAAAAGGCACGAGCGGAAATTGAACAGATCAACCGAGAACTTGAGGAAGCTAATGCTGCGTTGCGAGTTGGACAAGCTGCTCGCAGTAAGGAGCGTTGGCAGGAAGAACAAAAGGTCTGGGAAGAGGCTGGCAGACGATTGCAGGAGATGGAAAAAGACCGCGAGGCCAAGAGGCGAGAGCGTCAGGAGGCCAATGCGGCTGCGGCAGCGGCTGATGAAGCGAAAATCAACGAGGCTAAGGAACAACTAAAGGCCAAACAGGCCGAAATATCGCGCAAGGCACGCGATAAGGCTGATCTGGAGATGCTGGAACGGCATCGTCGGGAAATGGAATTGATTGAAGGTAAAGACAAACTTCGTGAACGGTTTGCCGGCCTAGAGATGTTGTCCGAACAGAAGATCGAGACAAAGGGCACGTTCAGCGCGTTTGCGTTGCAAAACATCGGACCGAGCACAGTTGCACAAAAACAGGTGCAGCTACTGGAGCGAGTAGCTCAGAACACGGACATCATGGTCCGTCAAGGCCGACAAAACCAGGCACAATTTACGTAGTGGCATAAGGAGCATTGATATGCCGGCCGTGGAACGATTCGACAGCCTGACTGCGCATATAGGTGGACAGAATTCGACAGTCGAATACATCTACGTCGTTACTGGCGCTCTAACTGATAACGAGATACACGCCTGGGTTCTTAGCAATACTCCTGTTCTGCACACCATTACGCTACCTGGCATTGGCACATTGAAGTTACCTCGGCGCGGTTGGCAAGCAACACCTAAGGGCGGGGGTTATTGGGAAGTTCGTGTTGAGTACGGCAATCCTGACTTTCAGCAGGAGGGACACACAGACGATGCGACACTGCAATTTGACACGACCGGTGGCACTCAGCATATTACGCAAAGCCGTTTAACAGTTGCCAAGCTAGCTCCACCCGGTAAAGCGGCGCCAGACTTCAAAGGCGCGATTGGTGTGAATAACGACCAAATTGAAGGTGTTGACATAACTGTGCCACAGTTCAACTTGAAGATTACCAAGAGATTGCCACTGGCTGCAGTTTCCGATGCATACATAGATGCTCTCTACAAGGCCACCGGTTCTGTGAATGGTGGCCCGTGGCGCGTGTTTGGGCAACGCGAAGCGTTGTTCCTTGGTGCTAGTGGTTCAATTCGTATGTCCGACCTTAAGTGGGAGATTACGTATAGTTTTGCCATTCAAAAATCCATTACCGCGGCCGACGGCATCATGATCGGTGATATAGGTCCGATTGAGAAGAAAGGCTGGGATTATCTCTGGGTCCGTTATGAAGATGTAGTGGACGACGCGACCAAAACGTTGGTTAAGAAGCCGACGGCTGTCTATATCGAGCAGGTCTATCCGGAAGCTGATTTTTCGAGCCTGGGCGTCTGATGAATGAGTGGAGACAGCTACAAACCGGCACAGTCTGGCCAACCATTGCGCATACCTGCAGCCACCTACAACGCCTTGCTCAACATGCTGCAGGAATGGCGCAAGGATGCGCAATCGTTTGATTCCGATCCGCTTGAGTTTGAGTTTGACAACACGATTGTTTACGTTCGCAATGACACTGGCAATAACCTCGGTAGGTTCAACGTTGTTCGTCTCGGCGAGGCAGTTATAAAACCAGAAGACAACCTGACCGAGTTCCAATCGCGCGCTGTTCTAGCAGCGCTCAGACCAGATGCCACCAAGCGCGACACAATAGCTGTCACGCTGGAACCGATAGCAATCGGCAGCATCGGCCGAGCTGCTGTAACAGGAGTTGTGCGCGTCAAGCTGTACGTTGAGGGTGCTCTGTACGGCTGGGCTGACGTGAAAACTGATGTCGTTGATTATATGATTCCTGCACCGGGCGGGCGTGTTGAGACGCTGTACGTCCAAGAACCTGAAGAAGGTGTCGATCCGCAGTGGCGCTGGGCAATTGTTCGGTTAGATCAGTCGTCGCTAGAAGCCGTCGTCCTGCTGAAAGGCAAGCGCGATGACAACGGTTACTACGAGGCCGAGGTGCAAGTTTACGATACCGAACGGAAGGCATGGATCACGCAGTACGAATGCAGGGCGCTTGACTTAGACAAAGACATGTGCGGTAGCGGCATGCGGCCGCGGATTCGAGTCATCGGCCGCTACTTAGGATTTGACCCGGATAGCAAAAAACCATTGTTCGGGTTCGGATGTTGCTGTACTGGCTACGGTAGCGGTTCAGGAGGTTAGAAGATGCCGAGGCGACCGGTGCACCGTGGCCAGCCGTTAGCCATTCCAGCGGACGTGTGGAATGAGTTGCTTAGTATGCTCCAGCGCTGGCGCAGGTCAAAAGGACTGTTCAACACTTTGCCGCGCGACGTGCGCAAAATGCTGACGCGTTGTAAAGCGCAGAACGTCATTGACATTGACCTGCCACGGTTTGCAGTGGTGCAGATAACGGATGTGGCTGTGCCAGCGCGTAAGGATGGCGATTTGACCGTTGTTGCTACGGTAGGTCGGCCGGCACGCAATAAACCGTTCGGCATCACGCTGGAACCGATTGCACAAGGCGCCATCGGCTGGATCGCGCTAGCTGGTATTGTGCCGGTTCAAGTCAATACGCGGCGTGGTGTGCATCTGTGCGCGGAACCAAAAGACGATGAAGTGAGATGGCTGGACACAACGCCGCAAGGCCGAGCGCGAATTGTGTGGCTGCAAGATGCTGCTGACCAAATTCGTTGGGCGCTGGTGAGTCTGGACATTACTCAGTACAGCGAATGTGTTCACGTAATTGACAACAAGCCTACTGAACGTGGAACATACGAGGCCAAAGTTGAACGTTACGATGTCAGCAGCAAGAATTGGCACGAGGTTTACGCGTGCGAGCTGATCGAAGTGACAGGCCGTCCGTTGCAAAGGGGACGTTATAGGTCCGAATTCTTGGGTATGCTTCCAACGGGTGACATTGACAGGCCGTTTGTGCCGTTATTTGGTACGAGCTGCTGTACTGGATTGTTTGTTGGTAGCGGAAGCGGTAGCGGCAGCGGCGTAAGCGGTTCTGGAGTATCAGGCAAAATCAAACCGAGCGGGCCGAGCGGATCATTCTCCGGTGCTAGTGGTCCTCTTGTGAGCGGCGCCGTACAGTTTGGCTTCAGCGGCTATTCTGGTTCTGGAACTGGTCTTGTGTCCGGCAAGAAACCGAGCGGGCCGAGCGGCGTTAGCGGCGTTAGCGGTGTCAGTGGTAGTGGCGTTGGCGCGTCTGGTGTGCCTGTAGCGGGTGCACCGGCGGGATACTACGGAAGCGGTTCTGCAAGTGGACCACCTGGAAGCGCGAGCGGCCCGGCGCCGAGCGGGCCTGCACTGAGCGGGCCGAGCGGAAGCGGGCTTACAGGAGCGGTCGGCAGTGGCCTGAGTGGTGTCGAACCGAGCGGGCCGAGCGGCATACTCGGTAGCGGTGGCGTGGGCAGCGGCGCTAGCGGCAGCGGCGTGTCTGGCGTCGAAGAGAGCGGGCCGAGTGGAATTATTGGCAGTGGCATTACTGGGAGTGGGCCTTCGGGCGTGGAAGGGAGTGGGCCTTCGGGCGTGGAAGGGAGTGGGCCGTCGGGCGTGGAAGGAAGCGGGCCGTCGGGCGTGGAAGGAAGCGGGCCGTCGGGCGTGGAAGGAAG